TTTACCTCTCTTGTTGAGTCACGAGTTAAAGACAGTCAAGGTCTTATTAACTACATAGAAGCAGTCACATCGATCTGCGAGGAGTTTGAGATTGAAGTTGAAACTGTCAGTAAACTGATCTCCAAACCTCTGAAGGATAAGATCAAGTGGGATGCACAACAACTTAATTACATTAAACGAACGAGCAGAGGAATCCTGCCACTATGACTAACGAATTTTTTAAGAGCGACGTAGTAAGAGACGAGATAGAAGAAATCCAAGAGACATATACAGAGTTGCTGAAGATGTCAGCAGGTCTTGAAGACTTCGATCCCCAACAACGTCTAGAGCATGTTGAGAAGACATTGGAATTGATTGCCAAGCAGAAAGTATTTTACTCTCGCTTGGCATTGGCATCTCATGGTGTCAATCCCGATGATCCTGAGGATCAGGAGGCAAAGTTTGTCAAGAATCGTATTGATCTCCTGTCCCAGCAGTACTCTGGTGGGATGAATCTGATGATGATTCTGCAGACTATGGAGGATAAACTACAGGGGTGGAGAAAGGAGTTGAAAGATGCCAAATCCTGATGCACTATGGGAGGACATGCAGAAACTCGATGACCTCTACGAGGAGTTGATGTGGGACCCTGACGACGAGTTACAATTCACTCACGATGGTGAGAAGGTCCTGATCATAAACCGCACACAGGCGGTTGACAAACGCTAAATACTATGCCACTATAATACGGTGGCAAATACAAAACACACAACCACAACGGAGAAACACATGTCTTTTGCAAGTCTCAAGAAGAAGTCTGGGTCCTTTGATAAACTGACTCAGCAGATTGAGAAGATGTCCAAACCACAGGGCGCTGGTCCCGACGAGCGACTCTGGAAACCTGGGGTGGACAAGAGCGGTAACGGTTATGCCGTGATCCGTTTCCTTCCTGAGCCCGAAGGTGAGGACCTTCCCTGGGCACAGGTGTGGAGCCACGCTTTCCAAGGTCCTGGCGGATGGTATATTGAAAACTCCCTCACCACTCTGGGTCAGAAAGATCCTGTCGGTGAGTTGAATCGCACTCTTTGGAATAGCGGTCTTGATTCTGACAAAGAGATTGCTCGTAAGCAGAAGCGTAAGCTCTCTTACTACAGCAACATCTATGTCGTCAAGGATCAACTGAATCCTCAGAATGAAGGAAAGGTCTTCCTCTACAAGTATGGCAAGAAGATCCACGACAAGATCGTGTCTTCCATGCAACCTCAGTTTGAGGATGAAGAGCCTATCAACCCCTTTGATCTCTGGTCTGGTGCGGACTTCCGTATCAAGATCCAAACCATTGGTGGTTACTGGAATTATGATAAGTCTGATTTCGCAGCACCCAGCACTCTGGGTGGTTTCGATGATGAGAAACTGGAAGCACTGTGGAAGTCTCAGCATTCCCTCAAGGAATTCACTGACCCTTCTGCCTTCAAGTCTTATGAGAAACTGGAAGAGCGTCTGAATCTGGTCCTTAACAAGGGTCGTACTCAGGTCCGCACTCGCGATGAGCAAGATGAAGCAGTCTTTGACTCCCCTGTTGGTGGATTCAATGACCGTGACATCACGCCAGTTGCACCAGTGTCACAACCCGACACCACACCCAGTGGATTCGGTGCTAAGATTGAAGAGTTAAACAAAGCAGACGACGGTCCTGACCTGGACTACTTCGCTGCCCTCGCTAACGACGACTAATGAAACTACTTGCCCTTGCCCCTCTGCTGCTACTGTCTGCGGCACCTGCCAATGCACTCACCTGGAAAGAATTCTGGGAGCCGTTTGATGGGCATGGGCATTCCCATTCGCACCACTACCATCATTACTATGAAGCACCTCCTAGGAGGCGCATGTGTGAGGTGCAAGTGACCAGACGTAAGTGGGTCCCTGGCTTCTGGTTAGGGCACCACGAATACGTTGAAGGTTACTGGGAGAAACAGACACGACTTAAGTGGAGACCCTGCAGACACTAGACCCATATATTATTTGACTTTTCGTTCCCAGGAAGGTCGAAAAAAAATTCGGGGTATTTTTTGGTCCCAGGGGTTTTTCGGTATTTTACTATGACACACTACAAACCTTATTCGCCTGAATGGCACAGATACCGTTATTTGGCAGAAGCCTTATATAAGTATCTGGACGACTATGTTGAAAATGACGTAATCGTTGAAGATATCCAAAGTATCCTCAATGAGCGATCTGAGGCATCTTATGCTGATTTCAACAGAGTCTCTGAATTAGAGTCAAAACTGCGTAAATGATCTATGCTCTCAACCGCTTATCGACTCCGCTTGGAGTCTATTTGCAGATGCATTGCAAATAAAGAATCTGTCCCTATTGAGGATATGATCTGGGCAGAGAAACTTGCCAAAAGGCACACACTCGCCCGTGACTGGTTAAAACAAGCACGTCGTCAAGCGTCTCAAGACATTGAGGAGGGCAGTATGGAAGATTTTATGAATAGGATGGGTCTCGGAGACCCTGATCCATCCAATCATAGGACTACATTCGACGGTGCAGACGATATCAACGATTGGTTTAGGAGGGACAAACCCGATGACTGGCGTCAGCGTGACTAATATGAATATCGCCAAAAACCTCCTAAGGGAGACAGCAAAATTGCTAGGCGGTAAGGTAAGACATTATACAGTGGTCGATAGGACCACAGAGCATCAAAAGTTTGTTATTGAGTACAATCATTCAGAGAAGAAATGATTCCACAAACAGCAGTAATTTATAGCAACGGATCCCAAGAATGTGAAAGAGCAGCACAACTGCTCAAATCACTAGAAGGCGAATTTCTCGAATATCGCCTAAATCAGCATTTTGACCAAAGAGCATTTGAAAACGAATTCGGACCAGAAGCAGAATACCCACAAATCGCGCTAGGAGCGCAACATGTGGGTAATTTGAAAGAATTGCTACATCTAGCAAAAGAGAGAGGATTTATTTAATATCCTCCACCGCTGGACGTGCCACCGCCAGAAGTTTGACCACTAGAAGATCCAGCGGATCCATATTGGTTAGTCTCTGTGTTAGTGGTGCCGCCAGCGATTTCAGTAGTAGCGGTAGTGCTGCCTGACGTGACTGCAACCGTGCTACCATCAGCAAGCACATCACCTTGAGAAATAGTAGGATCGGAAGATCCGAAACTTCTTGAGGTGTATTCTGCTGTAGCAGCAAATTGGATAGAGGGTGTTTGACCCACCAGAGTCTGATATGTGGGTTTAACGCTAGTAAATGCCTCTTCCACTGTATCGACGCTCTTCTTGAGACCTGTAAGAGGATCAACTTCGTTAGAAGGTAGATATTCAACCAAATCCTCAAACTCCTCAATGAAAGAATTCAAGAATTGAGGTTTCAAGACGTGAATGCCTCTCTTATAGTCATTTAGACCAGATTCATAGTCATAGTTAGACATGGGTCTAACCAATTCCGCTTTAGGGACCATTGTGCCATCAGGTCTTGCATATTGAAAGTCTTCAGGGACTTGGATATCAGCTCTCAGTTGAATATCACCCCTAGTACTTCTAACTTCTTGCGTTACCCAGTGATGGATGCTCTCCACGTCATCCTTTCCATACTTACGCACCATATAGTTATAGAGCTCTTGCTCTGTCATTGGCCATTCATCATATACATTGATGATGTTGTTGACCAGCAAGACTACCCAGTCATAGTTGACATTACCGTAGACTTCTTCAGCAACTTGATCAGGTCTTTGATTATTCTTGATCGTATATTTCTCAAATCCAAGAATAACATCACTCAGATCGTCTCTAATCTTGATACGACGAAAGAGATTCTTCGCTAAAACATAGGGATCGTTAGTCCCTGTGCGATAACTCTTTGTCCTGACGAATACGTCTGGTAAGTATGAGAAATAATTTGCCATTATTCAAAGTCTTCGCGTGTGCGGTATTTGATTTCTTGGAAGGATAGTGTCATGTTATATACTGCAAAACCAAAGTCCGCATCTTCCGAACCAGGAATCTGACTGCGAATTGCAGTAGAATCACCGAAGTCGATGCTCATGTCTTGCAGCACCATAGTATTGGGGAATCTCAGAAGTGAATTCATGTATCCACCTGCTGCCTCACCCTCACCCAACTCCTCTTCATCATCTTTGGAGACATATCTGACAATTTCAGCTCTAAACTTGTCAGGAATATCCAACCAATTATTATCTTTAGATTTGCTAGGGTGCATTGATGCTCTGAGTGTATTGATAATCTTGTAGATTACCTCCACATCACTAGCACTTTTGGGCATCATAGTAAACTTAAAACTATGATTGATGAATTGGACGCCTTTGAATAGCATCTCTTCATAGGGGTTGAATACTCGACCTTGCGTTAATTGTGCAAGATCGTTAGAATCAACGTTGAAACCATAGGGTGACACTTGACCAACCAACGTGTTGATTGCCTCAGATCCCACTTTGAATCCAAGTGCGGGTTTCGCTGCATCTGCTGCTTTCGCGATGCTGTTACCAATTTCTTGACCACTTCCTAGAGCATCGGCAGCAGCATCTATGACTGCGGCACCAACAGCACCAAGGTTTTTACCTTCATACTTTGCTGTGTACTTCTCATTCAGTCCAGGAGGGAGATATAAGTATAGTTGTTGATATCCTTCACCAGATCCATAATCTGCGTTTTGCCCTCTTCCCTTCTGGTGTTTATAAATATTCAATTTAAGGTAGTCGATCACTTCCGTTGGGAAAGTTGCATCTTTCCTCACAGACCGTCTACTACTACTTGATGATCCAAGAGGTTTGACCCTTGGGAATACTAACAATTCTGACATGAGTTATTCTGGCAAATTCAGACCATCAAATAGACATAAGTATAAGGGTGATCCCACAAATATTATTTATAGGAGTTTGTGGGAAAGAAAGTTTATGGTCTGGTGCGACAAGAATGTAAACGTATTGGAGTGGGGCAGTGAAGAAATCGTTATTCCATACATCAGTCCTGTTGACGGTCGGATTCACCGCTATTTCCCCGATTTCTACGTCAGAGCACGAACTAGGAGTGGAGGGACTACGAAGCTCATTATTGAGGTTAAACCGAAGATACAGTGTGCGCCCCCTAAACGCCCAAAAAGGCAAACTAAAAAATACATAACTGAGGTGAAGACTTTCGGTGTCAATCAAGCAAAATGGAAGGCAGCGAGAGAATACTGTAAAGACCGTAATATGGAATTTCTCATTCTTACAGAAAAAGAGTTAAACGTATGAGCATCTTCACGGATGTCAAAGATCTTGCCGAGGGTAAGAAACAATCAAAAGAGTGGTATCGTAGTCAACTGCAGTATGGTCTAGAACCATATGAAGGCACTTTTGAGGTTGGTGATATCATCTTCTTTGCGTACTCTGCAGCAACTGAGAAACTCCAGTTTTACGATAGATTCCCCATGGTGAAGATATCCGACAAGGATGATCCAAACATGCAATTCTCAGGTGGTAACTTGCATTATCTACAACCATCGGCAAGGAAAACAATCGCTGCACAGTGGTCTATGGGTAGTCCCGCGTATCCTGCCCGTTGCCATCATAAATACTTTATGTCAAATGCCACTAACATCTATACTGTTAAACCGATCGATCTGCAGGATATGACTCCATTGCCTATTGAGCAATTCTTATTTAATGCAGCAGGTAGATGGATTGAAGTCCCTAGCAGTCACATCTGGAGCAGAGTTTAATGGGATACAGAAATCCAAATAGTTTTACACGTTTTGCCGATCTCGTAGCGAGTGGCGAGAAGGATATTGCGAAGTCGAATCTATTCTCGGTAGAGATCACTCTTCCTCCCATGCTATATGCTAAGGGATGGAATCCTAACTATAGAGAGCATTACGAAACAATCAACTATTTCGCTGATAGTGTAACTCTCCCTGCTAGAAGAATTAAGACCCAATCAGTCAAGATGGTTGGTCAACCATATGATTATGCATATGGTCAGCAGAAGCAAGAAGTTAGAATGTCCTTCATCATGACAAAGGACATGTATCATCGTCAATTTTTTGAGAAATGGATGAATCTGACTACAAATGATGCTGAAAATAGAGTTACATTCTATGATGAGTACACCGCAGACATTCAGATCCTGAAATGGGAGAATGCTGCCAACATTGTTTACCGAGGTGCTACTAACTTTAATGGTAAAAATGTTAAGTTTGAGCAGAGAATGAATAGATCTACTGCTGTATGGCAGATGTATGGTGCATTCCCATTTGATATCTCAGCAATGACTCTCAACAATGGTCCTGCTGATATCATGAAGATCGACGTTGATTTCAAATACGAGAGATTTAGATTTGACACGGTTGGAGAAGATGTCCTCTCCTTCAGTCCTAATGCCAAGGATAAGGTTATCCGTAACTTTGATAGAATTTCAGAAGCACTTGGACTTGACGCCCAAGAAGATTCCTCCTTCTTTGGCACCTAAATAAATTTAATAGTTATGGAGTATTATGCCTTTACCCAAGCTCGCTATCCCCGAGTATGATCTGACTTTGCCTATTACTGGCACTAAAGTTACATATCGACCCTTCCTTGTCAAAGAGGAGAAACTGCTCTATCTCGCTATGGAGTCGCAAGACGACAAGCAGATGATCAAGGCAGTTAAAACCATCATCAAGAATTGCACCAACCTGAAGAGTAAGGTAGAAGATCTCGCAACCTTCGAGATTGAATTCATCTTCCTCCGTATTCGTGCTACTGCTGTTGGTGAAGCAAGTGAATTCAAGATCACTTGTCCCGATGATGAAGAGACCCAGGTCGAAGTGATGGTGCCTCTGAATGAAGTACAGGTAGAGATCCCTGCTGATCACGAGAAGAAAATTCTTCTTGATGGTGAAGTAGGTGTGGTTATGAAGTATCCTTCGATTGATGTATTCATCAGTCAAAACATGTCGGATAACCCTGGACTTGAAGATGTCTTTGAGTTGGCAGCAGGTTGTATTGAGAGTGTCTACGATAGGGAAGAAGTCTATGACAACTTCACTAAGAAGGAAGCACTAGATTTCCTTGAAGATCTGAATTCTGAGCAGTTTGCTAAAATCCAGAAATTCTTCGAGACTATGCCTAAGTTGACATACACACTTCCTGTCACAAACCCCAAGACTGGAGTTACATCTGATGTTGTGCTTGAAGGACTCGCTGCTTTTTTCGCGTAGCCCTATTGCACGATAGTCTTGAAAACTACTACAAAACAAACTTTGCCTTGATGCAGCACCACAAGTATTCACTAACCGAGTTAGAGAATATGATTCCGTGGGAAAGAGATGTATATGTGAATCTACTCCTCGCACACATTGCTGAGGAAGAAAGACGGCAAAACCAAGATCAGTCACGCATGTCCCTCTAATGGCAGCAATTCGTAGTTTCGTAAAAATTCAACCGATAACTGGTAAGTCAGGTATCGCTCAAAACATGGATCAGGTGCGTAAGAGCATCAATCGCATGGGAGCGGTCACAGATGGCATTGCCAAGAGTTTTTATGATACGACTGAGCTTCTAAAGTTTGAAAAAGAGTATCTTTCAGACACTTCTAAAGCAGAAGTCACGGATATCAAGAAGAAAGATAAGAAGGAAAAGACCAAGTGGACTGACTCCATGCGGAAATTCCGAAGATCTTTCGCAAAGAAAAAACGTGAGAGATTAGAAGATCAGGCAGAACAGGGCTTAGAGGAAGGTAAAGAAGAAGGTCGCAAGGCGGTCGAGAAAGAAAAACCCAAGATGAGTATGCTTGCTAGATTCCTAAATGGAATCTTCAGGTTATTCAAGCTTTTTATTATATTTGGGGCACTGAATTGGTTAAGTAACCCACAGAATGCTGAGAAAGCAGTTAAGGTATTCAAGGTCTTATTTGCTATAGGTAAGTTTGCCTTTAAGATTACCAAGATGGGCGTCGGGATGATTCTCGATGGTCTGACAAATGTCTTCGGCAATTATAGTGAAGAGGGTGCTGTCAGACGTGGACTCCGAGGTATACTTGGTGTCGTACAACTGATGGGTGGACTTGCTGTGCTTAGGACAGCACAGTATATGATCATGCCTTGGAAACTCATGAAGGACGTTAATCGTCTGAGAATGATTTTCTCAGGGAATGCTGAGGCATCTGCTGAAGCAGAAAGAAACCAACAAGTAAGAAAGAGCGGATTTAGAGATCCAAAGACTGGAGTTATATACTCCAAAGAAGAAGTACAGCAAATGCGGAAAGCTGCCGAGAAGGCAGACCGCAAACGTCCTGGTGCTAAGAAGGCATTTGAGGAGAGATTCGGCAAAGAGAGTCGATTCTCCAAGATGCGTCGCGGCATGGGCGACAAGTATAAAGGATTTAAGGGTAAATTAGGCAACAGAGCAAATAAAGTATTTGGCAAACTCGGCGGTAAGGTAAACGTCGGGATGGGTCTCCTTGGTGGTGCCTCTAGGATTGCAGGAGGTCTCGCTACTGGCGAGAAGGCATCCTCTGCAATCGGTGCTGGCGTAGGTCAGGCAGCAGGTGGTGTCCTTGGTGGTATTGCAGGCACAGCACTGCTTGGACCCTTCCTTGGACCCTTTGCACCTATCGTTGGTAATGCCATCGGTAGTTTCCTGGGTGAATGGGTAGGTAAAGAGTTAGGTCCACTCATGGAGCCTATCTTCGGACCTATCAAGAGATACTTTGGTATGGTCTTCGACCTCGTTAAGATGACGTTGGGTCCGATCATCGAGCAAGTCAAAGAGCCCATGGGCATGATCTTTGAGTTGATCGGTAAACTTGGCAAATTCCTGATGGATGGTGCCAAGGTCCTGATGGACTTTACTGGTTTCATCCTTGGTCCTGTATTTGATGCTATTGGTGGTGTAGTCCAATTCGTTGTCAATAACGCCAAACGTCTCATGAATCCTGCCTCTGTGGCAGGTGGTATTGCTGATGCGTTGACATTCAACCTGTTTGACTTCGACGGAGAGAATAAGAAGGCAGCAGGTGGACCTGTAGAGATGGCAGCAGGTGGTTTCCTGCAATTTGGTAGTCATCCAGATATGCTCGCTGCTACAGGTGGTCTCTACCTGAAGGCAATCGTAGGTAGTCTCGGTGCATTTGGATTTGTTGGCAACAAGGTAAAATCTGTCCTAGCACCTGATATCCAGAAACTTGGTAGTGCATTTGGTGTCAGTGTTAGCACTGGAGGTGGTAGTGCCGCAGGTGGTGTAAGCACATCTGTTACCTTCCAAGCGACACAGACTGAGAAGAAGAAGGTTGATAATTCAAAGCAACTTACTTATAAGAAGAATATCTATGATGCTATCAATGATGGGTTGAATAAACTCCTCATCAGTGGCATTAAGATCTTTGATCCTGCTCAAGCAAAACAGCTGGAGAAGCAGAGACAGCAACCATCTGCATCTGGTCCATCATCCCCACCCCCAGTAGATGGACGGTCACCGTCTGGTCCTAGTGGATTTACAGGTGTTGGTGGTGCAACAGGCAGTAAGAATGAGAAGGCAGTACTGAATGCTATTGCAGATGCTGAGGGTACAACCAAGTATCCTAACAAGGGATATAACACTCAGTATACTGGTAGGCAGTTTACAGGTGACAAACATCCTAGACAGATTCTTGGTCCATCCAGTTTAAGATCTGACGCTGCTGGTAGATATCAATTCTTATCTACCACTTGGGATAGTGTAATGGGTGATCCCATTACACCAGAAAGGCAAGACCAAGGTGCTCTAAAACTTATTAAGGGACGTGGTGTTGATCTTAGCAATGGTCTTTCACTTTCAGAGATCTATAGATTAGGTGGTGAGTGGGCATCCATTGAGGGTGGTCCCGACATGCGTAAAGGTGGTGGATACGGCGGTCAAGCAAAGTATTCAGCTGAAACTTTCCTTGGCATGTATGAAAAGTATGGTGGTGAGCGCCAGATGGCAAAAGGTGGATTCATTTCTGCCGAAGCTGGTCTCAGAGCAAGAGAGAAGAAGAGCGCAGTTAGAATACAACTAGCAAAGGCAAAGAGAGATAAGCAACTACCTGAGAGATCTGAAGGTGGTTTTACATCACATAGGACTATTCCCGACACACCTAGCACATCTTGGGCTGCAGGTATTCCTCTGACTAGAGTAAGAGCTCAAAGTGGATCTTCAGCTGAGGTTGCACTAGCTCTGGCAACTAGATTCCAAGGATTCATTGATGATCTTGAGGCAACTGGTTACAATATCAAGGAGATGGGTGGATTCAGACCTGATGGTCCCCCACCTGGCAACGTTGATGGTAAAGGTCCACGATATGCACACCCATATGGTGCTGCTATTGATATTAACTGGACAGATAACCCCGCATTTATAAAGCATCCCCATGACTTCCCAGCTAATGTAGGAGAGCTTGCAGGTAAGCATGGTCTTGGTTGGGGCAACTTCTTTGATGATGCTATGCATTTCTCTGCGATGATGAGGGAGCGTGGCACAGGTATTGGGGGACAAGAGATTACTGGTGATGTTGTACGTGCTGCAACAGGTGCTGAGAAAGTAACCCAGAGCTCACTTACATCATCTAATTCTTCTTCAAGCACAGGTAGCAGTCAACAGGAGTCAACCACTCCACCTGAGACTGAAGCAAAGCCCAAGACTGTTGCAGAGATGCTGGCAGCATTCAAAACAGGTCTCACAGAAGCATTAGGAAAGCTTCGCACAAATGTAAATACTACAACTACTACTGCTACACAGGATGTTGGTGTTGAAGATGTAAAACCAGAGAGAGTAAAACCAGATCCAACAAACATCATGGCAGTTGGTAAGGTCAGGGATAATGCAATGACTAAGTTGAAAGCAATCAAGGAGAAGGCAGAGCGTGACGGTCTTGCAGAGGTATATCCTGTCGTGCAGGAGCGTGTAGTGATACAACGTGTCACACAGCAGATAAATACATCAGGTAGCACTAGAGCTGTGTATACCAAACCTTCGCCTCTTCTCACTCAGTAATAGATGGCAAATAAAGCACCAGCAATCAAGGTACAGAAGGCAAAACTCTATAAGATGATTTCTTATAGGGGCACTGGTGGTGGCAAGAAGTTTACTGCCTTGACTGCTGCTGATGAGTTGAGCAATATCACTAAAGATCAGGATAAGGCATTTAAGAGTATCACCTCAGGTATGAATTCCTTGGGTGCATCGATGAATGGCATTGCGCTCCAAGTAGAGGCAATGACTCAAGCGATGAAGGATCGCGTCAGATCTAAGATCCAGGGTGATAATCTTGTTAGTAAGCAAGAAGACGCCAAAGAAAAGCAAGCTGCAGATAGAGAGAAAAGAAAAACTGCCGCAGAGAAACTAAGAGACGCAAAGAAAAAGAGAGCTGAAGAAGAGGAAAAGAGCGAGAAGAAACCGAAGAAGGTCCAGAATGAGAAGATGAAGGAATTCAAGGAGGCAGCGAAATCTGCTTTCGGTGGATTCCTTGGTGCTATTGCTAGATTCCTTGGTGGTATCTTTAAGCTCTTCATTGCATTTGCTGCACTGGATTGGATCTCTAAGAATCCAGATAAAGTCCAGAAACTTGCAGAAGGACTCGCTGCTATTGGTAAGTTTGTCTATAAGATAACGTCATTCCTAGTGGGATCGGCGTTTGATGGATTGATTAAGTTTATGGAGAATCCCATATCCCTACAGGGATTGTTGGGATTTGGACAGTTTTTACTATCTGCTGCTCCTATATTCTTAGGGATTGCATTCCTGAAGGCACCTGGCGCAACAGTGAAAGCTGTTACCTGGGTTGTTACCAGTCTTGTTAAGGGTATCCTCAACATTGGTAAAGCAGTAAAGATTGGTAGCAAGTTAAAGAAATTTGCTAGCTCTAGGTTTGGTAAGGTTGCTATTGCTGGTGGCGTTGGTCTCAGTGCATACCTCGGATCGAAAGCTGCAGGTGATAGTCAAGCAGAAGCAATCGGTGCTGGTGTAGGTACTGGTGGCGGTGCTCTGATTGGTGAGGCAATCGGTAGCAAGTTTGGTGGTCCCCTTGGTGGGATGATCGGTGGTGTTGCTGGTGGATTTGTTGGTGGTAAGGCAGGTAAGGCAATCGGTGGATTCCTAGAGCCCATCTTTGAGCCTATCCAGAAATTCTTCGGCATGGTTGGAGAGGTCTTCAACAATGTGATGGCACCTATCAAGGAGTCCTTGGGTGGATTCTTTGAGGCACTTGGTGCTGTAATGACTGGCATTCTCGACTTTGTTGAGCCACATTTACCACTAATCAGTAAGATCCTGGGTGTTGGTATCCAGGTTATGTTTGCCCCATTCTTCCTGGGACTGAAGGCACTGACAGCAGTGCTGAAATTCTTTGCACCTAAGACAGACGAGGTAGATAAAGAGAAGAGCAAGTCAGGCAAGGCGAAAGGTGGTGCCTTCCAGACTGCTAAGATGGTCAAACCTAAGATGGCATCTGGCGGGACATTCAACCTGCAAGATGAGATGGCGAAGCAACTGCAACGCACCATGAAGGTTGCCAAGGCATTTGGTAAACTCATGCAACTCCCCTTCAAGGCATTGGGTGTTGGCATCATGACTGCCATCGGTGGTATCGGTAAAGTATTTGGTGCATTCCTCCCAGCACCAATCAGAAACATGCTGGGGTCGATGGTTGCACCCATCGCTAAGATCTTTGGCGTGCCAATGTCTGCCATTGGTGGAAGTGCTGCTTCGTCTGAAGAGATGAAGGGTGAAGACAGGGGTAAAGCAGA